TTCCTCCTCGGTCATCTCCGGATAGTACCGGGCGCGGAACAACGCACCCTCGTCGTACAACTCTCCCGATGCCAGCCGATCCAGCCGGTCGGCAACTTGTAATCGTTTCCAGTCTCTCACTCCCTGCACTCCTATGCTCCTTCGTAACTATTTTCGATTGACTCTCGTGCTGCCTCGATCAACTGAACGTAGGCACTTTCCTCCTCCTCGGAGATCATCCAATCCCGTACCAGATTTTCCAATTCGTCCAGGGTCGTGACCTCTCCCTCCTGGAGACAGATTGCCACGGCTCGGATCAAATCAATTGATGTCCGGATATCATCGATGTCGCTTTTCATGCTTCTTGCTCCTCTTCCCGAGTGGCTCGGACTTGTTCCATGTAAGGAAAAAATCGGTTGATTCTCTCCTGTAATGGGTTTGAGTTAATCACCTCCTGGAGAGCCTGAGCCTCCAGGATATTCAGCGACCTTCCATCAAAAACCATTGTGTACTTGAGCATCCACTCCTCTATTTGCTTTTTCATTTACAGACCCAACACGTTAATTAAGTGACTGAGACCGTCTCTTTTTAATTCCTTCCGCAACTCTTTCCGATCAGTAACGGTGAGTCCCTGACTGTCTTTTTTTTCTGACAATACCGGAACCTTTTTTGTGCTTTTTTTCTTGGTCGTCATGTTCCTTTCCTCCAGGGAGACCACCTCCCTATGGCTCTTAAATTACGGGTATTCCCTTCAAATGTAAACCGTAGTTTATAGATTAAATGGTAATAGCCGCAGTGTATTTATAGACATAAAAAAGGAGCCTTTCGGCTCCGTGAATTTGATCGCTGTCAAGCGTCAAACAGTAGATATTTTCCGGTGACGTTTTCTCGCCTCTCTCCGCATTACCTTCTCCAGATCATCAAGCTCGCGGGTGAAAGTCTTGATCTCGGTAATCATGTTGGCGATTTTTTCGGGGTCTCTCCGGACTCTCACCATCGCAAGCTGCAACTCCTCCGGCAATCGATCATCGAATGAAGCAAAGTCGCACCACTGTCTGCCGGTGCAGGACATTTGAGCTTGCATCTGCCATACATAATCCGGATCGGGCACCATGCTCTGTAGAAACTTCACATGGGTCGATGTCTCGGGGCATTTTATTTCAATCAATCCCCTCGGCCCAACAAAGCCATCGGGTGACGCACCGAAAAACGGGTAACGTGGATGGGTACAGAATCCAACCTCCTGCACTTCGCGATCTGTTGCGATCCAATAGGCCATGCGAGCCTGTGCCTCCAGATCGATACCACGCTGCATTGCTTTCGAGGTGTAGAAATCCCCAGGCTTGCCGGTGAGGCGTTCGCACAACAATTCCATGCGATAGTTCCTCCTCGAGGCAGACTCTCCGGATTTAATGGTGGCCATCACATCGGATACCCTGGAGGCAGTCACCTTCCCAAGTCGGGCCGCGAACCACTCAGCGCTACGTTGCTGAATCGTCATGCTCACCTCCGGACTGCGACTCGTCACTCTCACCTCCGGACTGCTCTGCCGGTGTAGTCAACTCTGCAAGCCGCTGATTCAGCGCGGAGGTGAGTGCATCCCTTTGGTCGGGGTGATCCTTCCACGCGATCCGAAAACGCGACTTTGCCTCGTTCACTGACTCGGACTCGAGGAGGCGTGTAACGGCGCTCTCCTGCTGTGCCGGTATGTCCTGGATCACGGCGCCGTAGGTCTTCCCTTCCATCTCCTCGGCGGTAGGTAAGTTGCCCACTTCCGGGAATGCTTTCCTCAATGCCTGGGCCTCTGCGCATTTTGCAAGCTGCCCATATGGCCGGCGCTGCCACATCGAGTTCGGTGCGGCCGTATCTTTTGATTTGGTCGCGTAATTCTCGATCCACCTCTCTGTGGCCGAAAATTCTGCAATCATGCCATCCGACATCCTGCGGCGAACGGTGACGGTGCAGGTCAGGGGATAAGTGACCGTGACTCCTCCAAGTTCTTTTGATACATCATCGCCAAAAGCTGGATTTGTGACCCCTGCGTACTCCCCTGTCCGCGCGGCCTGAATGCGGTATAGGCCGATCCCAGGCATGACCACATCACGCATCACTCTCGCGGTGGAGTCCCACATTGACACGATATGCACCGGCTTCTGCATTGGGTCGAGCCGCGCCGCCCGACAATAGGCGAGTACCAGATTAACTGACTCATCGGATGCCCCTGGGTAGAGGCTGGATTTCAGTGCCACCATAAGGTCGGCATCGCCGCCCTCCTGCTTTATAACTATTTGCTTGCTCATGTAATTGCCTGCTTTTTTGATTGTTGAAGGGATAAAAGCGCCATTTTCGGCGCTGTTGGACATTACAGAGAGAAATCAGGAAAGTAAACCCGCCACCGATCCACCTGCCCGAAAAGGCGACAGTCGGGTATACTCCTCCACAGCGAGGCCCTCTGTGGGCCTCAGAATTGCCCCAGGAGCAACGCATGACTGAATACAATGGACAGGACGGCTTGGCCCGAAACATCACTAAGCTGCGCGTAAAGGCCTCAGAGTGGGCAAAAGGAATGCGACCGCACATCGATCGGTCGATCAAGCACCCGGACGTTCATGCTTATGTGAATCTGTGGGTCGAGGCGTGTCGGGTGGGCGACGGGTACTTTTTCGGGCATGTCCTGGCGGTGCTATTTCCCCTCTGGATCATCCGGGAGGTGGTCGGGTATTTCTATTTCTGATTGTGGTGCTCAAGGTGGCAGGGTTTACATAGCCACCTAACAGACAGGGGCTTGTCGTAATCATCATGGTGGGCCTCGATATAATCCTCTGAGCCACACTGCTCGCACTCATCAGGCTTTGTAACCGCCCCTCTCCCGAGGTAGACTCTAAAATATGCCCTGGCGTTATGCTTCTTTTTTTGTGCGTCGGTGAGAGACCTGTACGGCTTCCGGTTTTCCCGCATCCATTTTGCATGGCACTCTTTACAGGTTCGCTGCTTCGGCCTGCAATCATTCCCGCAGGCGCACTTTCCTTTTCCTCCGATCCATCTGCCCATATATGTGTTCCACGGCGCGCATAAGTTCCACTAATCTTATTGGTCGTCTGCATCCTTTTCAATAGGATCACGATGAAGGTCGTGAACTAAATCCTCTAGTCGATCTATTCTGGCATCAAGTGCGTCGCCATCGGCTCGTGTGAATCGCGCCCCCTGATTAACAAAGCCCTGTAACTGAGTAGCTTCGGCCCGCCGCTGGTAAAAGTCCCGAATTTCAGACAGGCCCCATAACGCAACAATCCCGATTTGAAGGTACAGAATTATTCTGCTGGATATATCTTGTTGCTGCACGACCTTACCCGCCCCACTGCTTCTGTATTAGTGGGAGGAAAAACTGCACCAGGAATATCGCACCATAGAGCAACCACACCGCTTTTTTTAATGTCTCGACATCATGTGTCAACTGTTCCACGGTTTTGTGCAGGCCATCTATCATTCCGTCGCGCCTTCCTGCTTCGTATTCATCACTGTTCATTGCAAAACTATGCTCCATCATGGCGGTATTCCTACGTGTGGTTGTTCTTTCACACGTACGTCAGTTTGCGGGTTTGGGTGTCCTGCTGCCCCCGACCTATTGACATGCTCTTTGGTGTACTCACCAAACGCCCTGATGGCAGTAGTGTTTACAGCAGTAGAAACTGCACCCTCGTTAATGCGTGTCTCCGCCGCCAACATCCGTGTCTGCAATTCAGTATCCATGCGACGAGAAAACAGGGTTAAGTCCTCTAGCTTCTGCATCTGCTTGCCGCCCTCAAAGGCCATCTGCTGCATGTCCTTAATGAAGCCCTCTTGCCTTGTAAACAGAGCCTTCAGCTCTATTTGCTGCTGGGCAGTGGCAGTGTTGGCATGGTTGAATCTCAAATCGCCTACTTCACGAGCGTGTTCAAATTTTAGTTGGGCTACTTCTTTGGAGTCGGTAACTGTCTTAATCATAACGGTACCAAACATACCAAGTATCACAAGACACACACCTACGATCTGCCAGACGTTATTTGCTTTGGGCTTGGCCATCTGTTCAATGGCACTCATCACATGCGCTTGCCCTTCACGGTAAGCGTCGATGAAATCCCTGAGTTGACCCCCAAGCCCTTTAACCTCGGCTTTCGTCTCCGCCAGCACTGCGCCCTGATCGCGAACAATATCGGCTTGCTTGTGTAATATCTCCCATATCGCATTAGCATTGCCGATATTGTCACTTTTGCTCATGTTCCTTGTCTCATTCATAACTTGTCACATTACCGCACTTAATCATGCCGGTATCGGGAATGCTGCGGTGGGTATTGTTATTACACTACTTTTATACATGGCGATGCCATCAATAACTCTGAATTGTGTGAAGTTGCCGACAAGTCCACTTGTGCCCAACGACCTCGATGCGACATAAAGGTTGGCGGGCGCAATATTTGCCGAGTCAGCATACGCCGACCCCTCCAGGAGGGCCGCAGTACCCACTGATACCTCGCCCGCATGGCAATACCAATTCGAATAGTCGTAGCTTACTGCGATATAAACCCATTTATTGACAGCAGAAAATGCGCCCACCTTGACCACACTGCCACCAACCATAAGGTTAACTACGCCGCTTTCATCAAGCACCACCTCGAATGTGCTGGCTCCGCTTCCCATGTTGCCAAACAGATATTGAATGACTCCCGCAGCAGTACTGTAAAAGAATCCCTCCACAGTGAACCGGGCGGGTAGTGAAATCGAGGAGTACGTTATTTTTTGGTTATTGCACAAAATCGTGTTTTGGGCGAAAAGTGTTCGACCACTTGAATACTGGACAGTTCCCCCTGTCACGGTTGCGGTGCGATTGTTTAGCGACAAATCGTCAAGGGTTGTCGAGCCGTTAGTGCCTCCACCTAATAACAGACTGACATCGTAGCCCGTCAGTGTCGGGGTCGGGTTGTACATCAGGAAGCCAAGGACATAATACAGCGGCG